TGGGAAATGATATATTCTAAAAACGGATTAAGTATATATGCAAATTCCCAAGATATATACTCTGATTTTAGAGTTAAATTAAATGGTCATCATGCTAAAAGATTTTATGGTGAGACTGCATGGATGGATGTAACTAGATTTGCTCATGACCAAGCCATGGAATTCTGGGATTTTAATATAGATGAGATATATGATTCTATGTTAGATGAAGCATTAAAGGAATTGGCTAAATGATAGATTTTGATCTTGAATACCCCCTTGAAAAAATACTAACCAATATGCTTGACAAGGTTGAGGGCCACGTTGTAGGCTGTCAATGTGTTGATTGTAATAGTCTAGAAGTACTAGCCTATATGATTAAGGTGGAGGAATAAGTAATGCCTAAGTTTAATGTACTATCTGGTACTTGGTATCACATAGAAGCACCTGATGAAGAAACAGCCTATAAAGCCTATGACGCTTATTGGAGTTCAGGTCAAGAGCCTATGCCAGAGGGTTGCACGGTAGAAGAAGGAGAAGTAGATAGCATATGGACAGAATAATGACTATAGATAAAACTATAATGCTATTTCATTATGAAGTAGTTGACATTATCAATGAGATGATATATAGTAATAATTTCCATAACCCTACCCTAGAAGAATTGAAACAGAGGCTAGCATGATTCCAGAACCACCTATCAATATGCATTATAACGATAATATCCATAAAGATATTAAGGCATTATCTAATAATGTCCTATATGCATTAAGAACAAAGCAATTAACTGTATCTCATGTTATTGGTGGAATTATCAATGAAAGATTAGTTGATAAAGAACATTATATAGAAGACCAAGGACATTTCTTTACCCCCGAAGAAATGGCTAAGCACCAAGCAGAACTTGACACATTGGTTGACATCATGATAATGTTAAACGATTTAGAATGGCTAGCAGATAAGGAGGCAACACATGCCTAATTGGGTATACAATACATTAACTGTAAAAGGTGACCAACTTAGCGTTGCACGTCTCAAGAAGCAGGTTGCTGAACCATATACACGCAAGTATGCTGACTATAAAACTATTGATGGTAAACTAACTCAAATAGAAACAGAGACAACCTTTAACAATCCTGTGTTTGCTTTCTGGAATATTATTAAGCCAACAGATATGCACGCCTACTTATATGACGAAGGCACAGGTGTACCCCCTAATCCAGATGATGAAAAGGCTTGGTTTCAAAGCGACAACTGGTATGACTGGAACATCCGTAACTGGGGAACTAAGTGGGACGTTGCCAATACAGATGATGAAACTTATCCAGAAACTGAATTAATGATGGATGAAGAAACTACATTACAGTATTCATTTAATACTGCATGGGCTCCTCCAACTAAAGCAATGATAGAACTATCTAAGCAATATCCTAGTTTAAATATAAACCTTGACTATGAAGAAGAGACTGGTTGGGGTGGAGAGATAGAGTTCACAAAAGGGAACGAGTCACAGGTGGAGGAGTATGGTTGGAAGTGTCGTGAATGCGACTATATCGAAGAAGAAACTCCATGGTGTGATGAATGTGAATTTGACATTTGCCCAAATTGTGGATATGGTGAATCTAGCAATGCATGTAACAAACACAAGGAGGAAGTAAATGGCTAAGGTAATTAATGAAGCAAACATAAGCATTCAGATGTGGAGCAACATCACGTTGTCTGCTGATGAGATTCAAGAAATCTATCCAGCATTTGCAGATATGGTTGACGGGGATGACACTGATGAATTAGAGCAGGCCATTCAGGACCACGTAGATATGAATTATTTAGATTTAATTCAATATGCAGATGGTGCTATAGATGAAGCAACAATTGATTTTGAATACGAAGACGATGGCTCAGAATAGGAGATATAATGTTGACCATGGAAGAGTATAAAGTAGTAGACAGAGTTTATCCAAACTATCTAGAACCTGATGATTTGATCAAGGTGAAGGGTGAGGTCTATCAGGTTTTAAACCTTAAGGACACATCTAACGGTTTTGACATTATCGTTTTAGATAACTACCAAGAGACCCGTGTAATATCGGTACCTGACGATAAACTAGTTAATATAGTACTAGACGAGAACCAGATCCAGCAGCCTTGACTTTGTCGGGGGTATCCAATAGAATAGGAACTTATGAGCAAAAATACTAATAAGAAAATAGCAGAGAAACTTGCTGACTTATTTTCAGATAATAGAATAATGTTAAGTGATTGGAAATATGGTATTCCATTTTATTTAACACAAGAACAAGATAATATCGTGGTGGTAGCAAAGAACCTAGCAGACGGCATTGACTATCAAATGGATAGGCAGGGTATTGACATAGACCCCAAGTTTGTTGTAGCATATCCAGAGGATACTATGATAAATATAGACGGAAAGGAATTTCGTGGATAATCTAGAAAAAGCAAATATCATTGTTGAGTTTGTTCAAAGATTTCATAATGATACTCAATATGATGAGTTCTTTGCATATAACGATTTAGGCATACCCCTTTGCGTTGCAATAACAGGTGAGTTAGTTACCTTGACCAAAAAGGGTGATGAGATACTTTCCGATACTTGGTTTAGTTTTTGTGACACCATTGGTGCTGACCCAGAGACTGACTACGATAATCTAGATACAATGCTGGACTAGGCTTGGGCCCCTTCGGGGGCTGGGCGCCACGTATATTTTAAACACATTAAGAACACTCAAAATATTTTGCCAGTACCTGGCATTTTTATAATATTGACAGGGTATTACGATATATGGTATTATTGTCCAAGGTATATTGAGAATAGGTGATTAATATTACTTGTATAGTAGGAATTGTAGATAAGTCTTTTTCTACCCCCAGGGTTTTGATGGCTGCCGATTCGGGGGCATCTGATGAAAGTATTATGACTCCCATTATGGATCCAAAGATTCAAAAGAATGGTAAGTATTTAATTGGATATGCAGGAGAAACAGGATTAGGACAATTATTGCACTCTATTGATCTTCCAGATCCAAATGTGCAAAGTAAAGATTTATTAAGATTTATGAGAACTAAGTTTGCTTTATCCTTTAAGAATGCTATGAATTTATATTCTCCTTCTACCTCCCCCGCCGATGACAAGGATGGCGGGCTATCTGCACTGATCGCAGTCAAGGGCCGACTTTTTGAATTTAACTCTGATGACTTCCAATTCAATGAATATCTGGAAGGTGCTATAGGGAGCGGGTCACACCTAGCCTTCGGCTCCCTATACACAACTCGGGGGTACAAAGATATCAATAGAAGATTAAAATTAGCAGTAGAAGCAGCAATAGAATATAGTCCAAGTTGTAAAGGACCTATTGTTTATGACTATATTTAAAATCAAATAAAATCCATATATTATCTGGAATTATCTATATAAAATAATATAAAAAGTATTACGAATGTGGCAGAATAATGCCATTATCTGGCAAAATATCTGCCTAAAAAAACATTACGATTATATGTATATATGCCCATAGTTGACATATTTATAATGAAATTATATGGTGTCATATGTCACTACCCCCCACTATTGACATTACGATTAAGGCCTGGTATGCTCTATTACCCATTTTCTACCACTTTGCTCCATTCCACTCTATTTTAAATAATCTTATATCTTTTTACATCCAATGGGGGTATGCAAATCATCCTTCTTTTTGGACATTTTCTACATAATCTGGCATATCTTCATAGAATTTATCTGGATCCATAAGTTCATATTTGCCTTCCCATTTATAATATTCTTTCTCAAATGAACTCATCTCTGGCATATATATCATTCTTTATCTATCCTTAGATACCCTAGTAATATGCTTATAGATAATAGGAGGAATAGGACTTTGTCTACCCCCATTTTATTTATTCACGTTTCTATATATCCACCATAATAGTCCTATTTGAACTATTGATAATATACCCATATAGACTAATACATTGTAGAATGTGTCCATATTTACCTACCTCAAAATTTGTTAAAATTTATCATTAATCTTTGTCCAAGTGCCCTCGGAATTTCCCTCATATATTTCACCTGTTTCCATATCATATAATTTATATTTACTAGGAACTCTTGTGAATATCTTGAGGGTGATGGGAGGATCCAATACTGGTATTTCCTCGCCCGACTTTAATCTTCTGATTTTTTCTTCCTTAGTTGAGATTTCTTGTGATATTTGCCAGTTAAATCTTCATCTTTCCAAAACATAGGAGCAGGTGAATAATGAGTGGCATTATCCAGTTTTCTCATCTCATCTAGGAATTTTAATAATCTTTTCCAGGTAGCCATATTTCTATTATACTCTTATCTACCTGATATTTTTCCGACTCTATATGCTGTATAGCAGGTCATCATCCATAGTATATTTATTATATAGTCCATAATCTTCCTCTCTACCCCCGCTATTTTTTGTCCCAGTAGGGAACTCCGTCTTCGTCATAATCAGATCCTAACTTGTCTAAAATCTCTTCATTATCTTCAAACATCTCTTCTAAAATTTCTTCAAAGGTATGCTCTGACCCATCTACCGAACTGATGAATTTTTCGCCTCTAGCCTCTTTAATAGCATTTAGCAATTGCTCATCTCTTTCTTCTCTATCATTACGTAGTTCATCTAAAAAGTCTTGAAAGTTTACAAATTTAACTTTCTCTGGAATATAGTCTCCCATATCATTTGCCTCTTCCATTGCTGCCTTGGTTATGTCGTTTGGCTCACAATTGGAGTGGTCATGATCTTCTAATATTCTTTCATTATCCTTGTATACATATTCAGTATATTCAGATAGGGAATCAAAGGTAGTATTATCTTCTTTGTTTCTACCCTCACGAATTATCTTTTGGATATCTTCTGGGGTTAAATCTTTTTTATGCCATTCAACCATTATCTATACCCCCCACAAATTGTGCACATGCCATAACTGGAAAATCTATGTCCACTTGGAATACATCCATTAGGTAATATTTCTTCAGCCTTAAAATGTTTCTTAAACCAATCTACCATGGCCTGTCTTCTCCACATTCTGTACAATAATCGAAATAGTTGTAAACGTGACCCCATGGAACTACGCATCCTGCTACCACAAGTTCTTTTGATATTGCCATGACTTATATTCTTTATAGCAAATGTATGCTGTTTGCAATGTTGCCAACGCTGCTATGTACCAAATCATTCTGTGATCTCCGCCCTTATCATTCTTTCTTCATCAGCACATTCTGGATGAGTTACTACGCCATATTCACACATGTCTTCTAATGCTGCATTCAAAGCATCTTCATAATCTGTATAAATTGGATCTGTATCTTTAACATTAATATCTACAAATATATTGTCGCCTAAGTTTTCATAATCTGACTCAAAGCCCATAACATAGGTATAGCCACCCTCTGGGTGCTTTCTTACCACAAAGTAGTTATCTGAAGACATCTTATTTCCTTCCTGCCATTGATAATCCTACTATAAATATACTAACAACTACCAAATATATTGGTAAGAAGTTTAATGTTTCATACCACATCATTACCACCTTTTTTTATCTATGTGTTTTGCCTTGCTTGTATAATCAAGTATAGTAACAGTTATGGTAAATGTCAAGAGGGCAAAGCCAAGTATTGCCATAATCTTACTTAAAGTATCTAGAGCCATAAATGAATCATAAAAATATTTAATCATCTTCCTGCCAATCTTTATTTAATAGTTCTTTTGGTACTATTTTATACCCTTGTTTTTCTATTCCTATTTCATAACCTTTATCTGCTTCTATCCACCCCAAAAGTTTTACAGTCCTGTATTCTGGATCTGCTAACTCTGCTCCCCAAATAATTAGATTACGATTACAATCTTTTTCTCTGACTGCTGGACCAGACTGGGTTCTAACTCTACGAACTTCTATATTCTTACCTACATCTGGCATGTCCTTATATTGTTTGTGTTTTCTTCCATCCCAAACTGAGCCATGCCAATACTGATTAGTATACTTTGCTACTGCAAGTTCACATATGGCTGAGGCTGGTTGAGCATTACGATCTTCTTCCATACTTGATCTATTGTAATAAGACGCATCAGACTTATTCCAGTTTTCTGTATATCTTCTCATGCCAACAGAATAGGCATGTTCATATTCCCAAGGCTCTAATTTAATTATCATCTAAACCTAATTCTTTTTTAAATCTAAATTCTGGCATTGCACCCTTTACTGCAGCAACAACTTCTCCATCTTTTTCTAATATATAGGTTGGAATAGTTTGAATGCCATATTTATCTACCATAGAACTATCTTCATCTACGTTAATTCTTACTATCTCTAAATTAGGATATTCTTTTTCTATCTTATCTATGATAGGGTTCATAAGTTTACATGGGTTACACCATGGTGCCCAAAAATCTAATAACTTCATAATTTCCTCCTTTTAATTACGAGCCTGATCTCAGGATTGAACTGAGGACCTTCCGCTTACAAGGCGGACGCACTGCCACTGTGCTAATCAGGCGTACCTCTAACGGAATTCGAATCCGTGCTGCCGCCGTGAAAGGGCGGTGTCCTAGGCCACTAGACGATAGAGGCAAAATTATGGCAAGTCTTCAAATAATGATTCCTGATCTTTAGGAATTTCTATGTTTTCTTCCCAGACTCTAAATACAAACATACATGGATCTTCTCCGTTTTCCCATGCTTGTTCTTCTTCTTCTGTCATGTATCCAGTATCATGGGTATCACAAAATGGCTCTGATATCCATTTATTGGCAAGACCTAAATCACGCCATTCAAAAAAATCCATTCTATTTCTATACTCTGCCTCAATGACTAATTTTTGAGAATCCCAATTAGACCAGTCTGGCATTGTCATCCTACATCACTCCATTTTTCTTCTGGAATAATTTTAAATCCATCACTACGTTCTAATACTAATGCTGTGTAGTTGAATAATCCGAAGTGGTCTTGTAAGTTTTGTAAGACCTTTGCTACTGGTAGTGTTGAGCATGTATACAAATCAAACTGAATAAATGCTGGATCTGTTTCGTCCCATACGTGCATGGCAATATGAGAGGTTTCAATCATCACAGTTGCTGTTAGTCCACGATTTCCTTCTTTAGTAACATATGAAGCAAAGGGTCCTTGAATAGTTTTCATGCCAATTGAATCAACTAATTCTTGCATCCAAACAATTGTTTTATTTTCATCTGTTGGTGGCAAGAGGGTATATCCGTTTACTAATAAATGATTATGAAGTGCCATATTTTTCCTATCTGTTAGAATACAATGATATCAAGATCTTTTTCTTTTGTCAACTACTCTACCCCAGGAAACCTTATTCCATACTCTTTCATGGAGGTAGTATAACGCAATCTTTGTTAAAACTTCAACACTTGCTATTGAGGCTGCTACAAATGGCTTTTTCGTTATTAATAAAGATATTAAGAAAGTATCTATAGTTCCAGTTGTTCTCCAGGTTAGGGCCTTTACAAAAGACCTAGTTTTAGTTACTTTCATAATCCCATTTGTTTTCTTTTTTCAG